TGGCGGTGGTCGTGAACTGAAGGCTGACTGTCGCGCGGACGACGCTCTGCGACTGCGCGGTGATCTCGTATCCCGTCACGAACGCAGATCCCGTGATAGTCGTCCCGCTCTCGACCGTAATGACGATGGTCTTCGCCGCGTTTGCGTCGTTGATGTCTCCGAGCATCGTCCAGTGCGGAGCGTCCTGCTCATCGAAGAACAGGTCGAGTGTCGCCGTCGCTCCAGCGGTTCCGGCGATGAACTGCTGCGCCGGCGTGCCGATGGGGGTGATGTCAAGCGCGTTCCTGCTGATGTTCACTGAAACCGATCCGACGGCAGGAACCGCGACTGCGTCCCAGGTGAGTGAGGTGAGTGCTGCATTGATTGCCATTCGTTATTCCTTGTATGTCGCGGTGAAGGTGTAGGTGAGCTGCGCAGGTTCGGCTTCGTCGCCCTCGCCGACGCTTCCCGGCTCCACTGCGTGGCCGTTCTCAACGGCGGCCTGTACATCGATTGTGTCGAATGTTCCCGCCACGCAGAGCGTGCGGAGCGCCGACAGAAACCCAAGCGCGGCTGTGGTTGTGCTTGCGATGATCGTGACGGCGACATCGGCTTGACGAAGCGGCGATGATCCGATGCTGACCGCCTGTGTCTGCTGCACCTCGAAGGTGCATGCCGGAATGCTGGTGTCCTGCAAACGGTACCCGTGAAACACGCGGTCATCGGGAATTCCGGCCGCTGACAGCGTGGTTCCGTTCACCAGCATCGCGCGGATAGCGGTCTCGATCGAGGCCATTAGTTGACCTCCGCGCACTGGATGACGGCGACCCGGTCTGATTCATCGAGGTTCTGGATGCTGACGATGCGGAGCGTCCTGCCGCGCACGGTCAGCCGGCATACCTCGCGAAGCCCGATGTTCTCGACGGCCTGCCAGCGCGCGCGGATCTCGACATTCCGCACGACTGCGACGCCGTCGGCGTACGCCTGTTCTGCTGCGCTTTGCTCGCGCATGTCGCATCGGAATGTTCCGATGTCTGTCCAGGTGGTCGTGCGCATGCCGAGCGCGTCGAGCGTCGTGCTTGGCTCGCTCGCCGTCGCGGTCCATCGGAGTACGCCGCCGGAGATCATCGGAGTCGGCTCCCGGTGCTATACGCGGAGATGATGAACTCGACCGACATCGGCACCGTGGTGAGTCCGATCGGCTGGAACGCCTCGGGATTGTTGTACCACGCTCCAGTGAGCGCGATGATCGCGTGGACAAGCGGAGACGGGATCGAGGTATACCCGATGTTGTAGGTCACCGTGATCGATGTGTTAGGGTAGATCGCCGGCGGATCGATGAACCGCAGGACGGGAATCGGGCCTTCCGTGAGATCTATCCGGTACTGGGTGACATCGAGCGTGGCGAGGTCGCCGGCCGCGTCGGTGTACGCGATCGATGTGATCGAATCGTACGGTCCCTCTGGGATCACGATGTCCTTGAACTCGGCGAGATACAGCCGCGCGACCTTGCGGTCGATCGCGAGCTGGCATCGGTTCTCGATCAACTGCGTAGCGGCCTCGCGCAGACGGATGAGGTCTGCGTCGTCGTCGTCGTAGTCGATCTTGAGCGCGCTCTTGATCGTTGAAAGCGGGACACTCATGGAAAAGGCTCGGGCGCGGTTTCCCGCGCCGAGCCCTTGGAGAAAGGAGATGTCTCAGCTCGCGTTCGGCGCGTAGATCGCGGCGAAAGCCTCGGGAAGCGTGATCTTCGAATCGGTGCGCATCCACACATACAGGGTCGACTGCAGCGAAAGCGACGAGCTGTACGGATCGAAGAGCGACTGCATGCCGACGCGGTCGAAGATCTCGAAGTAATCCCAGTTGCCAGCGATGAACATGGCGGAACCGCGGACATTCGCGGTCGTGCTCGTCTGCGCGGCGGTGCTGGGGAGGTACTCGGAGATGGTGTACGGGACGCCGCAGATCAGGCCGGGAAGCCCGCCCGTCAGGGACTGCGTGTTCGCGGGTGCCGGCGTCCAGATGAACTCGGAGTTCTGCTTGAGCTTGCGGACCGCGCGAAGGCAGGGGTCGGAGAGGAGGCACCGGTAGCGGGGGCTGTTCCGGTACGACGCGATGGGGGTCAACACGCAGTCGATGATGTTGTCGGCGGTGATGTTCCCGACCGTCTGATCCTCGGTGAGCGCGACGCCCTGGTTGATGATGTTGCCGGAGTTCGTCGTCGCCCAAGCGGTCGAAGTACAGTCGGCGATGCCCTGCGGCTCGCTGGTTCCGGTTCCGATGGTGAACTTCTGGTCCTGCAACTTGGCGAGCGCGATGGCGAGACGGTCGCTCACATACTGCAGTGCCGTTCCCGGGCCGCCCTGTCCCAGTGCGTCGTCGATGAACTCCTGCGACATCTTGGTGGCGGCCACGAACTTGTACGGCGTGACGGAGATCGTGCTGTAAGCCGGATCGCTCAGCGTCGAGTCAACGCCCTCACCAACGATGTACGCGGTGGGAAGGGACGATTCGATGCGGACGGTGCGTGCGCTGTCGATGGTGTTCACCTTCGCGATCTGACGGATCGTAGAGGCCATGTACATGCGCTCCACGATGCGGCGCTCCATGTCGGTCGGAACCGGAGCGTTGGTAGTCGATCCGCTCGTCAGGACGCGGAACTCGGGAGAACCCGTCGCTCCCGCGCGAAGCCAGCGCGAAGCGAACTCGGCGCTGTCGCGGTTCTCCGCTCCGAGCGTTGCCCTGGTCGCGCGCGACTCAAGGGTCGGCTGGTTCTCGATCTTGGCGAGCCGAGCCTCGATCGCCTTGTTCTGCATCAGCAGCTCGGCGGCGGTAAGGTCGGCATCCATCTTCGCGAACTTCTCGCGCTCCTCGCCGACGCCGCGCGTGTCGACGAGCTGCGGCGCAAGGCCGGTGCGCGACTCGAACGCGGCGAGGCTCTTGCGGTACTGGTGGGTGATCTGCTGAAGCTCATTCAACTCATCGGACATGATCTGTCATCCTTCGGAAATGGAGTGCGAGCCGCAGAACTGCGGCATTCTGGTAAGCCGCGGAGACGCTCCGCAGGCTCGAACTGGTCTGGGGGTACGCCGCGTCCTGCACGATGCTGACCTCGATCAGCTGCGCGCGCTTGACGAGGCGCTCTGTTCGGTTCTTGTTCCAGCTGTCCTCGGAAACGACGAATCCGAACGACATCTCGCCGCTCAGGTCGCCGCGCTCGATCAGCGCGCGTACATCGTTTCCAAGCGTGGTTTCGGGTAGCGAAGCGGTGAACGCGAGGCCATTGCGGTCGCTCTTCAGCGTCAGCGTTCCCGAGCGCGTGCGCGCGAGCGGCATCGAAGCGTCGTGGTTGTAGTAGAGCTTCACATCCGCGCCGCTCGACAGCGTCTCGTTGAACGCGCCAGGCGCGATGCGCTCGACGAACTTGCGGCCACCCTCGACGATCTCGCGTGAGTCCTGGCCGTACACGGCGGCGTAGCCGGCGAGCGTCCGCCCGTCGATCGACTGCTCGGTCGCGGTGAAGTCGCGTCTAGAAATCATTGGGCGTCCCCGCATTCTGCGAAGTGTCGTTTCCGATGTTGGTCGTCCCTCCGCCGGTCCCCATGTTGAGCGCGATGACAGGTTGGTCGAGACCCGGCAGCGCCGGCATATCGAGTTCATCACGCGCTTCGTTGCGCGTCATGAATCCGGCCTCGACGGCCGTGCGGAGCGCAGCCATAGTCTCGGCCATGCCCGGGCGAACGAGATCGTCGGTATCCCATGTCACGGATGTTCCGACGCCTCCGAGCTTGTTCCTGATCTCCGCACCCCATACTGCGCACCACGGCTCAATCGCCGTCTGCACATAGATGCGCGCGAGCCATTCGAGCGTGGAATACGCCGGACCCGCCGTCTCGCTTAGGTAATTCGACGGTACGCCGTAGATGCGCGCGACATCTCCGACGCTGTACTGGCGCGCAGCCTGAAGTCCGGCGTCGTCAAGCGTCGAGCTGATGCGCTCGATGCGCATTCCCTCGGCCAACACAAGCGGCTTTCCAGTGTTCGCCGTGCCAGCGTGGCGCGCCTCGTAGTCCGCCATGATGCGCTGGCGGGCGTCGAGTGAAAGCGGGCCCGGATGAACAAGCGCGATCTTTGGATTACCAGCGTTTGAGTACGCCTTGAGCGCCATCTCTTCCTGCGCGGCCATCAGCTGCAGCGAAGTGCGGCAGAGATTGA